GTTCAAACTGTGCGATGCGCTTTTCCAGTTCCGTGATCTCTTCGCGAATGGTATCTGCCTTAAGCAACTCTTTCTGATGCTCATTCTGAATCTGATTCAGTGTTGTGCGCTTCTCTCTTCTGTCCGCATCCAGTTTTTCATTTGCTTTCTGCTGTAATGCGCTCAACTGACCTTTCAACTCAATGATTCCATCAGACAGCTTATCGTAGGAATTCATGCTGTTCTGCGTATCTGTCTGCTGCTTAATGTTCTCTGACAGCTTATCCATTAAAGCTTTCTTTTTCAGTTCCAAATCCGCAAGGTCAATATCCACTCTCTGACGGCTTACCTCGTCAATTCGGCTTGGAATTTCATCCAGTAAATCCTGCAAACCTTTGGTTCCATTTCTTCCCCTTGTGCCGTATAACTGCGTATTGCAACGCTTTTTCAGTTCATCAACAGTGCCGTCCTGCAGAACAGCCCTTAATGCTTCAAACTCCGGAAACTGATTGCAAATGTCATCATTACTGTGCTGACCAAACATATCAGCAAGAATTGCTCTCTGATCCGTTCCACCTTTCAGAAGAAGTGTCATAGCATTGATGCAAAGTGAAAACTTATCTTTTCCGCAGACACTCTCTTCCAAAAATGCT